AACATCATCTTGATCGCCTCGCCTGCGGCTTGCTTCACGTCCCGCCCCTTGGCCCACGGGAAAAAGGCCCAATGGGCGATCCAGATCCCATACTGGAAATTGGTGATCATGAACATCCCGATCACCTGTTTGTTTTTCCGCGCGATCATGTACTCCCGCTGCCCGAGCCACGGCGGCACGAACTCCTCGGGTGTCCCAAGGAAGTCATGCGCGAACCCTGGCCACACGTCGGCATGAGTCACTATCAGCCGTACGAGGGCGAGGGTCTCCATGCACGAAGGATCGAGGGTGGTTACGGTCACGCCTCGGTCCGGAGTGGAAGGTGCGGAGACCACGGGCTCCGCCTCCGCGTCGAGCGCCATCTTCTGTAGGTGGGCCGCCCAGGCGCCGCCCGGGGAGTACCCGGTTGGGTCGGTGTGGGCTTGTGCGGTATTCACACCACGTTCCCCGCCGCGTCCTTCCACACGTTCGGGTCTCCGGCTGACGACAAGTAGACCGGCTTTTGCAGTGTGCTGTCCCAGTACTGCCGGCCTTCCCAAAGCAGCGCGATCGGCCTCAACTCGGTTGGTCCGCTTAGCGTCAAGGCGGCCAGGATCTGAGCCACGTGCGAAAACCAGTCGATCCATGGCAAAAGCGCCTTCTCCTGCCCTGCGATTGGCTTCTGGGCCGGGGCTTCTCGTACCGAGAGACCCATCTCAATTCCCCTCCGCGCTCACCAGCGCGGTCGCCCCGTTCACCTTGAACGGCACCGGGACAGTCATTTCAAAGTCCAGGCAGAAGTCCTTACCGCCACCCAGGCGGCTCCAGTGGGGCCGCTTGCTGAACTCTCCAATTTTCCCAAACGGCCGCGAGGTCTGATTGCCAAAACTGTGCCCCCCATCCTTGGAGACCCGGAGCCCTACATACGGATCCGAGCCATGCCCATTAGACAGGCCGACGCCAGCTTCGAGATCCAATCGCAGCCGGTGGACCTTGATGCGGTTGAACCCCTCGTCGTAAATGTGGCGGGAGACTATCTTACGCGAGATAAAGTCCCCGTTGTCAGAATACGAGAGAGCATCCAAAACGTATAGGTTCCCGTTTTCGTAGTCCGAGACAATCATCTGGTCCAGGAAGGCTTCGGATATCTCCGCCCGGTCTCGCCCCACGCCCCTGTAGTTGACTTCTGACCACGTGTCCCCGGAGAGGTTGTAGAGCCAGGACTTGTTGGCTCCCGGGAAGTTGATCTGATAGAACATCTGGCCTTGGTTCCGATAGGCAATGGCCGTTGCATCCGCAGACGGCGGGTAGCCCTGCCACTCGTGCTCCACGTCGGGGTTTGATACCACGTCCCGGATCCCGTTGGGTCCGCTCACGATAAGCGTGCGTTCCAATAGAGCGCTGCGGCCAAGACAGATAGCCGTGTCTCCGACTTTCGCCAGCGAATCCTCGGCCGCAAGACCCCAGTCCTGGGTGGCGCCGCTGACACGAGAGAAGGGGAAACCCAGGGCGCCTGTATTCGTCCAGACCTCAAGCCCCTCCGTGCTGTACAGCAACAGATACCCGCCTTGGGCATGTGGACGGAGAAGCACGTCTGGGGACGATTCCGCCGTCGCGAAGTCGAGACCATTCCACGAGAGCCCGTCGAGCAACGCCGACAGGTTAAACTGTCCCGTTCCGGTCTTCGCGACGATGAAATATCCGTCCAGGAAATCGACGTGCCGACATGTCGGGAACCCCTCATCCGTTATCTGCATGAACACGTTGGTGGACATGTTCAGGATGAACCCCTGAGATCCGTCCACGACCATCAACTGAAACCCGTTATCGGCCATCGAGACACGGCCGGAAATCGTGTTTATTGTTCCACGTGAAACCTTTGTCCCTGCGTTATCCAGTTCCCACAGCGTCCCTTTGTTCACCGCGAACAGGCGTGTTGGGAAGGCTTTGGATACGTGCATCCCGCGCGTTGGTGAGGCGCCGAAGGAAGTGAATAGCGTCTTCCCCGGCGTTGGATACCCCAAGATCGCGCCCCGGTCGTTGGTCGGGCTCGCGAACATGTTCACCAAGCGAACAGCGCTTGCGTGGACGCTGCGGCCCTTGTAGGACTTGGAAGAGAAGAGGGGGATGGTCTCCGTGGTCAATTGCGCCCGCTCCCGCTGCGGACATTGTAGTCCCAGCCCGAGTTCCGTCCGCTGATGTAGGCAATCTCACATGTCGCGAGCTGCATAGGCGCATTGATGGAGGCGAGCGCCGACTTTGAGGACCGCGCCATCTCGATCACGGCTCCGGGCGGCTGATTGTCCCCCAGGAACTCCGGCGCCAAGGCAAGCGCCAAGTTGCTGCGAATGCACACCTGATACCCAGGAGGGAGTGAGAGCGGGGTAAGTAGGGCCAGGAACGCCTGCAAGGGCTGCCGGCTGTTGAGGCCGATTGTTGCCTGAGCTGAAGGCGGCGGCCAAAGGTATAGCACCCCGAGCGGAAACGAAGGCTCGAAGTAGATGGCCTGATAGTACTCGGTCAGTGGCAAAGTCTTTTGCCGCAGCCCGTCGTACTCCTCGCGGTCGGTCAGGATCTCAAGCTCGTAGTCCTGCCCGAACGAGTCCCGCATGAAGCACCCAGGCTCCAGCTTGATCGGGCGCGCGACGTTGAGTTGGCCGCCGATGCCGATGGTGCGAGAAACGGCCGCGGCCGGCCAGGTCAGCAGATCTTGCTTGATCTGGTAGACCATGAACCGCTTGATGGCCCACGCGTCCATCATTTCGTTCAGCGCGAAGAGGCAGTCCTGAGCATCTTCGGCCGAGAGCATCTCGGCTTCCGACTTCTTACCGAGGAGCCTAATGGCGCCGCGGATCAGTTCAATCGCGGTGACGGCCACTCACGGCCCCGCACTCGCCGGCGGGTTCGCCATGATCGGACCCGAGATCCTGGTCTTGTTCTGGCCCTGGAGGGCTTGCACGAGCAAGGGCGCCGTCTGGGTCACCGATTCAGGGATCTGATTCGCCCCGCCGAAGTCCGGCCCGAGCTTGAGGGCGAGGTTGTACTTCATCGCCTCCTGGTAGCCCTCGGGCAGATTGATCAGGGTGCTCAAAGTCGCGAAGGTCTGAAGCGGTGAGGGCGTAGCAAGGCTGATTGGAGTGGTCGCCGCGGGTGTCCCTATCAGGTAGAGGCTACCCAGGGGCACCCCTGGGTCGTAGTAGATGGCCCAGATGTTCGTCGTGGTGACTCCCTTCAGCCGGATCCGATCGTAAGAGGAGCGAGAGTCGATTATGAACAGCTCATTTTCCACGCCGCCCACCGTCCCGGTGCAAGCCCTCTCCAGGCGGAGCGGCCGCAGGACGTTGAAGGTCGCCCCTGCCCCGATCGTCTTCGGGTTGTTGAATGGAGTCGCCCACGAGAGGATGTCGATCCTGGTCTGAAACGTCATAAATGGAACGCTGTTCCAGTGTTCCATCATTTCGTTCAGGGTGGCCAGGCAGTTGTCGGCGTCCTCTGCCGACAGGGTTTCGGATTCCCCAGCCTCGCCGATAAGGCGCAGCGAGCTGCGGATCAACTGAAGCGCGGTTAGGGCCATCGGTTAATCGTCTCCGGCGTGATCTCTCGGGGTATGCTGATTTCCTTCCGCTCCGAACGTCTGTGCGACGGTTTGCGCCCGAAGCTTGAAGGTTCCGCGCGCCGCGGTCAGCGCGGACAAGTTTTCCTCGATGTTGTCCGCGACATCGCCATTGACCTCCTGGTTAGGTAGCCCGGGGTGGCCATCAAGGAGGAGAGCCACGATTGCCTCCCTTGCCTTCATGAGCAGTTCAAGAAGCTCCCCTAAGAGCTTGTTCCGGCGTGTGTATGCCTCCATGTTCCCAGTCACAAGCTCCCTGGCCGCCGGAATCAGGTCTTCCTGTTTCAGGAGGATAGAGAGGCCCCGAATGACCTTTGAAACCGGTTTCGAGGCTCGCTCAATCTCCTGTGCCAGGAGGTCGATCGACTTCGTGTCCATCGGGAAGGTTTACGCGCGCGGCGCGTGCTGCTCGCCGGCTGCCGAGAAAGCGACGGTATCGGCACCTGCCTCGACCGCGGGACCGTTCATTGTGATGGTGTCTGAGCCGCCTGGGATGGTCCTGACGCCTTCGCCAAGGTCCC